CCGAAGGTCAAACAGCAGATAGAGCATTTAGTTTGACTTCTAGCTTCGGTGCAACTGGAGGAGGACAATTTAACTAATGGCTAGTACAGGATTAACAAGAACACCAAGTAGTACAGGAAATAGAAAAACTTGGACTTTATCAGTATGGTTAAAAAGAAGTAATATAGGTTCAAGACAATATATTTTAAGACAAATATCTGGTGGAGATTATTTAGATTTTCAATTTCAAAGTAATGATACTATACAAATTTTTAGCTATAGTGGTTCAACACTTTTACACTTAGATACTAATAGAGTTTTCAGAGACATTAATGCTTGGTATCATTTTTTAATTGAATGTGATACTACACAAGCTACTGCATCTAATAGATGTAAATTTTATATAAATGGTGTTCAAGAAACATCTTTTTCAACAGAAACTTACCCATCACAAAACACAGATTTACCATTTAATAATACTAATCCAATATATATAGGTACTGCGACTTCATCACTTTATTTTGATGGAATTATGTCTCATTTTCATTTTACAGATGGCACAGCTTATGACGCATCAGCATTTGGTTCTACAGATAGCACAACTAATGAATGGAAAATAAATACTTCTCCTAGTGTGACTTATGGAACTAATGGTTTTTTTATTTTAAAAGATGGTAATTCAGTTACAGACCAATCTGATAATAGTAATAACTTTACAGTGGCAGCTGGTACACTTACAAAAACAGAAGATTGTCCAAGTAATGTTTTTGCTACATGGAATGCTTTAGATAATTATTATGCTTCTGCTACATTAACAAATGGTAATACAAAAGTAGCTACAAATAACTCAGCATATTCTGCTACTTTAACATCATTAGGTGTATCATCTGGAAAATATTATGCAGAGTTTAAATTAATTGATAAAGGTAGTGGTTATTGTCAAATTGGAATTAAAGGCAAACAACCAACAGCTAGTTCTGATGGTGTTGGTGCAGGTTCAGATGGTCTTGCCTATCAACGAAATGGAAATAAATTACTAAATGGTTCTTCTTCAAGTTATGGAACATCTTATGATAATAATGATATAATAGGTATTGCTATGGATTTAGATAATAATAGATTATTTTTTTCTAAAAATGGAACATTTCAAAATAGTGGCGACCCAACTTCTTCTACAGGTGCAATAACTATTCCAACATCTTCATCTGGTTTTTATTTTATGGGTATTTCTGATGAACACAATGCAGGAAGTAATACATGGGAAGCAAACTTTGGTAATGGCTACTTCGGAACAACAGCAGTATCTAGTGCAGGAACTAACGCAAGTGGAATAGGAATATTTGAATATGATGTACCAACTGGGTACACAGCTTTATCAACAAAGGGGTTAAACGAATAATATGGCTTTACATTCGTTACACTCATATAAAGAAATTTACAATAAGGAGATATTTTAATCATGGCATACACAACAATTAATAAATCTACAGATAATTTTAATACAGTAACATACACAGGTAATGGTTCTACAAATGCTATTACTGGAGTAGGTTTTCAACCAGATTTTACTTGGATAAAAAGGAGAGATGGTGGAACAACAAGTCATCAATTATTTGATGCAGTAAGAGGAGTAACTAAAAGACTTTATAGTAATACGACAGATGCAGAAAACACAAATGCAACTACACTTACTGCTTTTGGAACAGATGGTTTTACAGTTGGTAGTAATACTGGAGTAAATCCAAATGGTAATGGTGTTGTAGCATGGAACTGGAAAGCAGGAACTGGAGCAGGTTCAGCGAATACAGATGGTTCTATAAATACCACTTACACTTCAGTTAATACTACTGCTGGATTTTCTATATCTAAATATACTGGAAATGGTACTACTGGTGCTACAGTCGGTCATGGATTAGGAGCTATTCCTAAATGGATAATTGTAAAAAGATTAGATAGTGCAACAACAAATTTTCAAGTATATCATTCCAGCATGGGTGCTGAAAAATATATACAATTAAATACAACTTCAGGTCAAAGTGATAGTGATGTATTGTGGAACGATACTGCACCAACTAATCAAGTGTTTTCTCTTGGTAATTATAGTCATGTAAATTATAATGGTTCACCTCATATAGCCTATTGCTTTGCAGAAAAAACTGGTTACAGCAAGTTTGGGTC